TCGTCATTCGTGTAGAAGAAAACGATGATGAAAGCACCATGAAAGCCAATGTGATCGGAACCGTAGATAACGAAGGCAATTACACTGGTTTAAAAGCGTTCATCGTGTCTGCTGCAGTTTGTGGTGTCAAACCACGTATTTTCTGCGTGCCGAAGTATGACAGCCAAGATGTCACCACCGAGCTTTTAAGCGTGGCGAAAAAACTGAATGGCTTTGTGTATGCATCGTGCGGTTCAGCCAAAACCAAAGAAGAAGCGGTGACTTATAGACGTAATTTCTCACAGCGTGAATTAATGCTGATCTTTGGTGATTTCTTATCGTTCAACCCGAACACCAAAGCAACTGAAGTAGATTATGCAGTCGTCCGTGCAGCAGCAATGCGAGCGTATCAAGATAAAGAATACGGCTGGCACACTTGCATTTCTAACAAAGGTTTAACTGGCGTCACTGGCGTGACTAAACCACTTTCATTTGACATTAACGACAGTGCGACCGATGTCAACTACTTGAACGAACAAGGCATCACTTGTTGTGTGAATCACAATGGCTTCAAGCTATGGGGATTACGCACCTGTTCAGCAGACAAGTTATTCATCTACGAAAACTACACCCGCACCGCACAAGTGTTGAAAGACACTATCGCACAATCCTTTGATTGGGCAGTAGATAAAAACATCAGTGTGATGTTGGTGAAAGAAATCGTGGAAGCGATTAATGCGAAATGGCGTGAATATGTGGCGAAAGGTTACTTAGTCGGTGGTAAAGCATTTATCAATTCATCACTGAACACTGCCGCCACATTAAAAGATGCAAAATTACTTGTGTCTTATGATTACTGCCCTGTTCCGCCATTAGAACAATTAGGCTTTAACCAATACATCAGCGATGAATACCTTGTTGAATTCGCCGCAGAGATTGCCAAAGTAGGAGCATAACAAATGGCTTTACCACGTAAATTAAAACTCATGAACTTCTTGGCTGACGGTAATTCTTACCGTGGCCAAGTCACCGAAATCACACAGCCTAAATTGGCAATGAAACTGGAAGAATACCGTGCAGGCGGCATGATTGGTCCAGTGAAAGTGAATTTAGGCGTGGAAGGCTTGGAAGCGCAATTCAAAATGGGTGGTTACATGACCGAACTCATCAAAGAATTTGGCGGCAAAATTGACGGTTCGGCATTACGCTTTGCGGGTGCATACCAACAAGACGACACCGAAGAAGTCACCGCCATTGAATTGATTATGCGCGGTCGTTTCAGCGAAATTGACAACGGCACAAGCAAATCAGGCGATGACACCGAACAAAGCTACACCGTGCCATTAACCTATTACAAAATCATCGAAAACGGCAAAGATTTGGTCGAGATTGATTTGCTCAACTCAATCTTTATTGTCGGCGGCACTGACCGCTTGGCAGAACACCGTTCAGCGATTGGCATCTAATCACCACCTAGCCCCGCAAGGGGCTTTTATTAAATCACTCCCCCACGCTTAAGCGTGGCATTTTTAAAGGTATAAAAAATGAAAAACGAAAACAGCAAAGTGATCACATTAACGAATCCGCTTGTGCGTGGCGAAAACAAAATCACCGAAATCACCGTAAACAAACCCACTGTGCCGGCATTAAAAGGCTTGAAAATGTTTGACGTGTTACAAATGGACGTGGACGCATTACAAGTGTTATTAACACGCGTGACAAATCCTGTGCTGCACAAATCTGACTTTTCCACAATGGAAGTGGCAGACTTCACCGAGCTTGCGGCGGTGGCTGTCGGTTTTTTAGGGAAGAATTCGGAAGCGGAAGCGACCGAATAATGATTGCCGCCACGGTCGAAGATGCCATGGCGGACATTGCACTGATTTTCCATTGGCAACCACAAGCCTTTGAGCAAATGACATTTGCCGAATTAATGACATGGCGAGAAAAAGCAAGGGAACGAAATGAAACAGAAACTGATTGATTATGTATTAAATATGCCACGGCATATTGTATGGCGTGGAATCTTTATTCTTTCCATCACCTTTTGGTTGCTTGTGATTTTCGGTATTGCATTTCTCTTTCGCTAATTAACCAAGTGCGGTCAGGAATCACGGGATTTTTTGACCGCACTTTTCTTTAGGATAAAACATGAAATCAATTCTAATCTTCTTTTTCTATTTTTTATCAATTATTGCCGTCACAGGGTACGCCACGTTTTTGATGTATCACAACATTGACGGGTGGGGATGGCTTATTTTTATTGATGTTTTATTGATGTTAATGACCGTCAAAGTTGAGGACGATAAATAATGTTTCAAAACTTTGCTTTAGCCGCACTTGGTATGTTCGTTTTTACACGGCAAACCGTGCCGTTCCAAAGCTTAGACCGCACATCAACGTGGCGACATCCAACCAATGCGATTGTGGGCGCAATGCCGAAATCACAATTCACCGGAAAGGAAAGCGAAACCGTGACAATCGGCGGGCGACTTATCCCCGAAATCACGGGCGGCAGATTTTCCATTAAAGCGTTGGAATTAATGGCAGACAGTGGCGGTGCCTTTCCACTGATTGACGGTGCAACCTTTGAGATTATTGGCTTTTTTGTGATTGAAAACATCCAAGAAACCCGCACAGAATTCTTTGGCGATGGCGCACCACGTGCCATTGACTTCACCATGAATTTAAAACGCACTGACGATCCGATGTTGATTGCCATTGCAGACAGTTTAATGAGTAATCTGTAATGTTAGGCTTAGATTTTAACGACAATCACCGCACACCCGCTTTTAAAGTGGTGATCACCACGAAAGACAACAAACAGCAAGACATCACTCAAGTGGTATCAAGCCGATTGATTAATTTGTCTTTAACCGACAATCGCGGCTTAGAAGCGGACACGCTCGACTTAGAATTATCCGACCATGACGGCAAACTGGCTTTACCGCCACGCAATGCCACGATCAGCCTTGCACTGGGTTGGAAAGGCGCACCGCTGATTGATAAGGGTCAATATTCTGTCGATGAAGTGCAGTTTTCGGGCGGGGCATCATCCGCTGATAAACTCACTATTCGGGCAAGAGCGGCAGATTTAAAAGGCACGTTCACCGAACAAAAAGAGCGGTCATTCCATAAGAAGAAATTGGGCGAAATCGTCAACGAAATTGCACAAGAGAACAAACTCAAAAGCCAAGTGGCGAAAGAGCTTGCTAACCGATTAATCGACCACATCGACCAAACCAATGAAAGCGACATTAATTTGCTGACACGCCTTGCGGAAGAACACGGGGCAATGTGTACGGTAAAAAATGGCACGTTGTTATTTATGCCATTAGGCAAAGGGAAAACCGCCACAGGGAAAGATATCCCACTGCGTAAGATCACCCGCAAAAATGGCGACAACTACAATTTTTCTATTGCAGAGAGTGAAAACTACAAAGCCGTGCGGGCGTATTGGCACGATACGGACAGCGGCAAGCGTGGCGAAGTGACAGTTGATGAAAACACCAAGATTGTGAAAAAACAGCGTATGACAAAAGGCAGAACGCTGAAAAACGGCACAGTAAAAGGCAGACGCTTAAGTAAACGCAAATACAATGAAATTGAGCAACAAGAACCAATTACAAGTGACAGTTCTCAAATAAAATCACTGCGACACACCTACGCAAGCGAAAAAACCGCTATTACTGCTGCCAAATCCGCCTTTGATAAGCTAAAACGTGGCGTGGCCACATTTAGCCTTAATCTCGCTTTTGGTGAACCTGATTTAATGCCAGAAACGCCGATAGAACTTTCAGGCTTTAAAGCAGAAATTGACGCAACAAATTGGCTGATCACAAGAGTAACGCACAATCTTTCAGATGGCGGCTTTACCAGTCAGATTGAATGCGAATTGAAAGTAGAAGATGAAGAAATCAAAATTAAGAAAGAGGTAAAATAAAATGGGAATCGTAAAAAGCGTAGTTTTTCACACAAATGGCACATTTTTTAATATAGACAGCCAAGCCGAAGGGCTTTGCTTGGATTTAGGCAAAGACATCGGCGTGGCAGTGTTAGAAAAACGTGGAAGAGATGGAAGCTATACTACATATAAAATGATGCAAATAATGCCGGCAAATAGCTCACTCCCTTATTTACTAATTCAGTCAGGATTTGTTTTATGGCATCGGCAGGAAGCGATTTTAGCTGATCAATCATTTTCTGCTTATCGCTCGGGTTTAGGCTTGAGCCATCGATCACAGAGATAAGCAATTCCACTGAACTAGGGTGTAATTTAACGGTGGATACGTTCAAAATAGCGGACAATCCACCGTCATCTTCTATAAAATCAATGCCTTTGTGTGTGATACGATAACTTGAACCTTTTTGTTCCAATAATCCATGCGCACTTAAATAAATCAAATTTTCTCGCAAGTGTTTGAGTGTTGCCATATCCACTTTTATTTTGGGGAAAAGAACAAACTGTTCATTAAGATCGAGCAATTCAGTGCCATTAATGCAAACGTCATAAATTAAGCGATCTTCAATAAAATTATCATAATGAGATTTTAAAAAATGCAAAACGTGATTTTGCAAAGTGCGGTCGATTTTCATTTTCCTAGGTTGTCCAAATTTTATAGTGATACTGAAAAACGAACAGTGGATACACGTTAAGGGTAATCCTCACCACCATTCGGGTATTTGCACCGTTTTAGCCGATTGATTGCCATCTGCCAGCCACGAAAGAAGCCATATTTTCGCAAGGCTAAAATCGCATAGTTTGAACAGCTCGGTTCAAACCGACAGGCATCACGAATTTTTTGCGGTGCAAGATATTGATAAAGTAAAATAAGTTCAATACTAAGCCAAGCCATTAGTCATTTTTTTCACGTCTAAAAGTGATAACTTTATGAATCTTGGATGTTGTTTTACCACCTGAAAAACACCCTGCAGCTTCTTCAGTAGAAAAATCATCTATCCTGAAAAACTCCCAACCTAACCTAGCCTGTTCATTCACCAGTTCTTGTAAATAGTCTGCTGCTGCAGTTTGAATATTCTTTCTTTGCGCAATAATATGTGGCGCAGCTTGAATCATTTTATATTCATATTGCATAACCAAATTCCCCTTAGGTTTGTTTTATTAAAATAAATCACCACTTCCGCCACTTCATCGGCATGCTGAATACTACTCTGCCGTGGATAAACACGTCATCATCTTGCGTGAATGTCCATTCTTTGTAGGTTGGGTTGTCGGAAATGACGAGCATTTCTTTTCCCACTTTTTGCAAACGCTTGATGAATGTTTGGCCGTCAAAGGTGAAAACATAAAGACCATCGGCGGCAAAGTAATTTTCGGAAATATCCACATAAAGCAAATCACCGCTTTCAAGGGTTGGCGCCATACTGTCGCCTTTCACTGTGATCAACTTCAAATGTTTTGCATCAGCACGTCCGAATTGTTGATGGAAGAACGTTAAATCAAATTCTTGTGAAAGCAAGCCTTGTTCGGTTGGGCTTAAATATGTCCCGTTTCCGGCACTTGCTTCCACGTCCAAAATATCAATCCGCACTGTGTTTGGGTTTTGCGGTTCGCTCACTTCTACAATGCGATAAGACGGATCAGGGTCGCCTTCACCTGTTTTTAACCAATGCGGGTCCACATTAAGTGCGGTCGCAATTTCTAAGATTTTTTTAGGGTTTCTAGTTTCACCATTCAAAATCTTAAAAACAGAAGGCTGCTTAATGCCGATTAATCTTGCCAATTCCGCTTGGGATATGCCTTTTTCATTCATTAATGAAGTTAAGCGTTCAGATAAAGTTGTCATAATTTCTCCTATATTTTGATTTTATAACTAAAACTATAGAAAATAAATTTTCATTTAACTATTGACTATGGATAGTTAAACCTATAATCTATAGCCAAAACTTAGTTAAGGGAAATTATTTATGAACATTTTTATAGTTAAAGCAATAGAAAAAACTGGCGGGCAATCAGCACTAGCTAAAAAATGCGGCGTTAGTCAGCCAACAGTAAACCAGTGGCTAAAGGGTGGAAAAATGGATGTTAAATATATTCCCGCCATTATCAAAGCAACAGAAGGCAAAGTAAGAGCCGAAGATTTACGCCCTGATGTGGATTGGGCAGTGATTAGAAACAGTTAAGGTGGTGAATGTGAACGTAGATCATAAATGCGCAAATTGCGGAAGTAACAACATCCGTGTGCGAACATCTGAAAAGATCGGTTTATTGTCAATCGATGTATTGGCTTACTGCAACAACTGCGGCACAGAATTAAGAGTGCAAAGCCAAATTACAAGAGTAAGAACGCCAATCTATAACGACCGACCAGAAGCATTAAGTGCGAATAAGCCGTTAAATCAGATTGACGAGCGTCAGCAAGAAATCGACATCTAGTCTTTAATTTCCATCAAGATTTTTAAACACAGTCGTTTGAAGAAATTCATGCGACAGGATTTTTGCAACCAAAATTTAGGGAGAACCAAAAAATGAGCAACAAAAAATACACCTACGACAACGGCAGAACACGCAAAGACCGTGTGAATGTATGGCAGTTAGAAAAACGTGTGAAAAAGTTGGAAGCGCAAATTCAAATCATCAACCGTCACATTAATCATCAAGCAGGATTAAACCAACAACAAGTGTTATTGAATGAAAGCCTTCACGACCGTGTGGCACTGCTTGAAAAAGCAAGCTGGAACAAGCAAGGGATGTTTGGTCGTTGGTTAAGTTGGGTGCAAGGTAAATAAGCAAGGGGGCGTGTGATGTACGTTTCAGGCAACGAAAGTGCGGCTGAAAAATACTGCAAAGAAAATCAAATTGCGGTTGAGCCTGTGCGAAGTTGGGGCGATTGCCGCCATGTGATCGGTAAAAGTCGCTATCGCGTGGAATACGCTTTCAACAATCTTACAAAATACGACAGAGAAAACCTGTTGGAGGGGGCAGAACTCGACATCAGTGATTTAGTTAGCAGCACATTTTCAGGCGAGAAACTACACCACTTCACCTTAAACGGGCGACGCAAAATTGGCAGGGCGTTTCGTTTCAAAGTACGGGAGCTTTCAAAAAAATTTCCGGAAGGCATTACCGAACGCGAATTCACATTAATTGATAAAGCATTGAATTAGGGGGAAGTATGGCAACCGTTATTTTAAGTCGTGGCGCATTGAGCATTGTCGCAAAGGAATATTATCAAAAACTCGATAAGGCACAGGAAAAATTATTCGCTTACATCTATCACTTAGATAAAGGCGATGAAGAACAAGCAAAACAAGCATTTAACGAATTTATTGAAAACGGTGATTTAGCGACAAAAGCACGCCAAATCTTTTTGCAAAAATACAGCGATTGGGAGCAATGGCAAGCCAATCCACGGAGAAAAACAGCATGAGAACAAAATTCATCGCCTTTAAAAAGGCAGTCGAAACTGCCGCAGAAGCAGAACGTGAAGAACAATATTTAAAAGCCGCACAGTTTTGGCGCAAAGCCTATCAGTTATCACCAAGTACACTGGATGAAGATTGGTGCTTTGCACGTGCAGATTATTGTTTTAAAGCCGCCATTGATACAGGCGCAATCAAGGTAAGAAAAAGCAGACAGTTAGATTTCAAGGATTTTTTGGAGAAAGGCAATGAGTGATTTTTTCATTGGATTAGCGGTGGTGATGTTGGGCTGTTTTATAGCCGCCGCCTTATTAGATGCCACCTTGTGTTGGTTGGCTAGTTGGATAAGCAAGCACTTTTAAGGAGAAAACAAAATGAGTACCGATATTTACATCAATTTAGATTGCGGGGCGGAATTGCAAATCACCAAGATTGGCGACCGCTTTCAAGTATTAGAAATCGTGGCAGATAGTGACGGTTGGCGAAAACAAAAAGCAAGAGTGATTGGGCGATTACATAACACGATTATTGGTGCAGTGAACGAAGTCCGCAACTTTGCCTTAGCACAATACGAAGTGCTTTCACTCACTGAAATGGAAAGTGCGATCAACTCAACCAATCAAGCCATTAAAGATTACTTTGATCAACACAATGAATATTTAGCAAACTTACAAAGAGCATAGAAATAACATGATGAACTGGGAGCAACAACGAGACAATAACATCGCTAAACGTGATTTAGCGATGGAAGAAACTCGTTTGGCAAGAATGGAAAGTGCGGTTAAAACTGGCCGCACTTTAGACTTGCCACAAGCAACAGCCGCACAAATTGAGCTGTTTGCGGTTGCCCCTAATCATTTTGATTATGTTGAAAAACTGCTTTCAGATTTACCACGCAAACGCCAACGCGAACACTTCCGCAATGTGTGGTTGCGTGCTTATCGCAGTGTGAAAGATGATGGGTCAATTAGTTTTAGCTTAGGCAATAAACAAGCCCGCATTGCAAACACAACCTTACGCGATGTTTTGACCAATCGTTTGGAAGCCGTTTTTGAACAATATCGCATTTCTGTTTCGTGGTTGCTTGAACGCAAACGCTATTCAGCCAATTTGGCCATGCAAAAGCCTGTGGATAGTCAAGGCTTGCATTTTTATCTATTAGGCGAACGCCAATTAAAAGAAATCGCCTACAAACTCGCCTTGCACTTCAACGGATTGCAAAGCGATTTTGTGGAAGATTGTGCCAATCAAAAAGCCGTTGGGCTATTAAGTGCGGTCGATTTTTCACGTTTAAGCAGTGATCTGCACCGCCTTTGTGCTGATGTTTGCAAAAACATTGGCTTTCCACTAAAAAGCCAACACCGCCTAGAAGAAGGCAAGCGCCTTTCTGTGCAACAACAAGAAGGCGAATTGTTGCGTGTGGTTTGCGAAAAATACTGGTTTCGCACGTTACGCAGCACACAAAAACGCCTTATCGAGCATTTGGCGATTGGTTGCGGTGAAGTATCGGCAAAAGTTAGCCCTTACATTTCGACAGGTGCATTGAGCGATTACCGCAATCAACAAAAAGCCAATCTTGAATATTTAAAACAGATGATTATTGAAAACATTGACGATCCATCCGACCAGGTGGAATTGATGGCAATGTGGCAAAAATCTTCCGGTAATCCTGCCATCCGTTTTAACGAGATGATGAACCGCTTGCGTGGCGTGGATGAATGGGCAACGGAAAAAGGCTATGTGTCATTGTTCTTAACCATGACCGCCCCTTCATCGTTCCATGCAACCCATAACAACGGCACAAATAACAAGAAATGGAAAGGTGCAGACCCACGCACTACCCACGCTTATTTAAGCAAGAATTGGGCGCAGTTGCGGGCATTGTTTGCCAAACGTGGCATCGGCTTTTTTGGTATGCGTGGCGTTGAACCGCACCATGACGCCACTCCACACTGGCACTTGCTTGTGTATGTGAAAGCGGAAGATAAAGAAGAAGTGATCCGTTTATTCAAATCAAAAGCCTTAGAGTTAGACGGCGATGAATTCGGGGCGAAAAAGCACCGCTGCAGAGTAGATGAAATTGACCCCGCAAAAGGTTCTGCCGTTTCTTATATTGCGAAATACATTGCCAAAAACATTTATGCGGGCAATCAAAAAGACGAAACATCGGATGAAGTGGAAGGATTGAAACTTGACGAAAACGTGCAACGTGTGCGTGCGTGGGCGAACCTTTGGGGCATTCGTCAATTCCAGTTTTACGGCAATCCGCCAATTTCTGTGTGGCGTGAATTACGCAAATTAGAGAAGTGGCAGTTAGATGATGTCGATGATAAGACCATTGCAGACGCCCAAGCTGTTTGTGATGTGTCTTGTTTTGCAAGCTATTTAGAGTTGCAAGGGGGCGCAATGGCTAAACGTGAAGATCAGCCTTTGTGCGTGGAATATGAAGAAAGCGAGCCGAACCAATACGGCGAAACAAGAAAAAAAATTGTGGGGGTGAAAAATCGTTTCAGTTTTGCAAGCGTAAGAACCAAACTTAAAAATTGGGTTATCAAAAAAGGCACAGTGGCAGATGTTGCAACTGATGCCAATGCGGAGACCACAGAAACAAACAAGGAGCGTAGCGACGCTTGGACTTGTGTCAGTAACTGTAACCGCTCAAAAATCGAACAACAGGTAAAAAATGCACTTTTGCCTGTCGGTTTTATGATTAATCGTTCACAAATTGATCTATTAATCAAACATAAGCGGTTACGGATTAATGACTTTCAGTGGATTTGTTATGAAAACAACAACGTTTTCATTAAAGAAGAAAAAATACCGCTCTTTTCTGTGAAAAAATTTAGTCAGAAAGTGACTGGATTTTGGGAAAGATTGGGGAAAATGTAGGTGAATTATGAAAAAAATAAAAAGAACAATAAAAGTAAAACCGTCAGTGCAACGGATATCTAATGGCGTAAATTCGCCAGTAAGAAAAATTGTGCAAATTGCTATGTCAAATGTTTTGAACAATGAAGGTTATATGGAATCAATGATTGCTTTGTGTAACGATGGTTCTTTATGGCAAAGAAACATCGGGATTACCGAACGCAAAAGCAACGGTGGTGAATGGTTCAGACTTAATGATATTCCACAAGATTAAGGGTTCAAAAAATGATGATTGATTTCAAAATCTGCAACGATGACGCGCTAGACTTTTTAAAAACACTAACCGACGAAAGCGTCGATTTATTTATTACCGACCCGCCTTACGAATCGCTTGAGAAACATCGCAAACGCGGCACAACCACGCGACTAAAACAAAGCGCGGCTAGTAGTAACGAATGGTTTGATATTTTCCCTAATGCGCGCTTTGAGGAACTATTCCGCGAAATTTATCGCGTAATGAAACCAAATAGCCATTTTTACCTATTTTGCGACCAAGAAACCATGTTTGCGGCAAAACCTGCCGCCGAAAAGTGCGGTTTTAAATTTTGGAAACAGTTAGTTTGGGATAAACAGTGCATAGGAATGGGCTATCACTACCGCGCACGCTATGAATTTATCCTGTTTTTTGAAAAAGGTAAGCGCAAATTAAATGATTTAGGCGTTGCCGATGTGATCAGCGAAAAACGCATTGCGCGCGGCTATCCAACAGAAAAGCCAGTCGCAATTTCCGAATTGCTAATTAAACAAAGCTCAAGCTACGGTGATCTAGTTGTTGATTGCTTTGCAGGCTCCGGGAGCGTCGGCGAAGCCGCATTAAAACTAGGCCGCAAGTTTATCGGCAACGATAAAAAACAAAGTGCGGTTGAATTGTGTATTAAAAAATTGTGGAACTTAAATTTAGAGGATTAAAAAATGAAAGAATTAATTAAAAAAATTGAAAATTGGGCGGAAGAAAGAAACTTAATTAAAGGTTCAACGCCACAAAAGCAATTTATTAAATTAATGGAAGAATTCGGCGAATTATGCAGTGGCGTATCAAAAAATAAAATTGATGTGGTGAAAGATAGCATCGGTGATTGCTTTGTGGTGATGGTGATTTTGGCGAGACAGTACAACCAAAATGATTTGCTTGATGATATGGGATATATCTATGAGCATCCTAATTTCAATAGCGATGGAAAATTAGAAATAAGTCTTATTGATACAGCAGACTCATTTCTTTCATTTTTCTTTGGAAGCGAAAGCCGCGAATTATTTAAGGCGAAAATATCGTTTGGATTTTGTATTTTAGGATTAAAAGAAGCGGCAGATTATTTTGAACTTGATTTTGACGAATGCGTTAAAGCGGCATGGGATGAAATCAAGGACCGCAAAGGGCGTATGATTGACGGCGTGTTTGTGAAAGAAGGTGATTTATAATGGAACGCTATTTTTCAATTAAAGAGATCGTGCAGACGGGCATTTGTTCAGAAGCAACGGTGAAACGTTGGATTTCTAGCGGCAAGTTAAAGTCTTATAAATTCGGTCGCTCCCGCAAGATTGCGGAAAGCGACTTGAACGAATACATTAAGACTTGTCGGCAATAATTTCTTTGAATAAACCATTCGCGCATTTTTCAACATAGTTTGCCCATTCTTGAAACGTCTTTAATCGGTAAGGCAAATATTCTGCCCGATTATAGGCGTTTCGTATTTCATCGGAATTCAAATGGCTTAGGCAAATTTCGATGACTTCTTTATCTAATCCGAGTTCTAGGCGATTATCATTGCAATAGCTGCTGAATAACGACCGTATGCCGTGATTTGTCATGGTGCCTTTGTATTTGCCGCCGTCCATTGTTTTAATCACTTCATTCGGCGTTTGGCTGTTGATATGCTTTTCATTTCTCGCCTTTGACAACGTAGAAGGGAATAAATATTCCTTGTTTGCGTGTTGCTTGATGTATGAAAGCAAGGTTTCAGCCTGTTTGCTTAATGGCACAAGGTGCAATCGCTCCCCTTTTCCGCCTTTTGAAATTACCACTTGCCACACTTTGCCATTCGGTAAATTCTCGTGTTCGATGATGTCAGAATATTTTGCACTGACGGTTTCGCTTGCCCTTGTGGCGTTGAGCAATCCCCACAAAATTGCAAGTCGCACTGTTTGGGATATGTTGGCCCGTGCAAGGCTGATCATAAATTCCGGTAAAGCTTTGTAATGGATTGACGGGTGATGTTTGTTTTTATTCACTGCAGGCAGATCATCGCCAAGATATTTCCATTTGTTGTTTTCCCAATATTCAAAGCGTTCGGCATATTCTGCGATTGACTTTAAAACCAAATAACGCTTTTTCAATTCAGCCGTTGCGCCTGATTGGCGATAAGGTTCAAGCACGGATAAGCCGTGTTTTAATGTCAATTCTTTGAAAGGCACGTTACCAATTAAATCAATGGCGGCATTGACACGTCTTTCTGTATCAATCTTTGTCTTTTCTGTGTAATTGCCTTGTTCTTTGCCGATTTTTGCACGATAGAGCAACCATTCATTTGCAACATGGGCGAATGTGCTGCACTGTTCTTTTAATGCTTCTGTGGCTTGTTTACGCTCAAATTCGTGCGGGTCAATCTTATTGGCTAATAGTTGGCGAAATTCAAGTGCTTTTTGGCGAGCATCTTTAAGCGATACTGCAGGGGAAGTGCCGATGGTTTTTTCTGTGCGTTTTAATGTGTAGGGGCGTTTGTAATTAAACACCCACGTTTTCACCCCGTTGGGCTTGACGACAAGTTTCAGCCCTTCCCCATCGAATAAATAATAGATCTTTTCCGCCGCTTTGGCGTTGTTCACTTGCGCAATAGTTAGCTGTTTGATGATTTTTGCCATAATCACAAAATTCTGTAAATGGTAGTAAGATTTTTCGCATTGTAAGTTCTTACTTCCATTTTTACTACTAAAAAATGTGATCGTTTGTGAAATTAACTGATCTTTTGAGCAGTATTAAGATACTAAATAAAAACGGTCAAACTATTGATTTTTCAATAAATTTGACCGTTTGTGATCTTTTGTGATGTTGTTTAGTGGTGGAGCTGGCGGGAGTTGAACCCGCGTCCGAAATTACTCTACCTTCAGTACTACACGTTTAGTCTCGTCTTTAATTTCACTTAAGCATG